TTTGATGTACGGGTTAATTTGTCTGGCGACAGTGGCAAGGTCTTTATTCAAGAGTGTTTTGCATTCTGCTTTGGTATACGTTTTACCGAGCATGATGTCTTTTCCTGTATGCCCGTGACATACAGTCCATACACCAACAATATCTTTGTATGGTATGTAGCTGACACCTTCCAGACCATCGTTACCACTTGGGCCAGTGATTAACACTGATGCTATAGCAATTGCTCCGCCACCAATAGCAGCAGCAACAGCTTTTCGTAATGATGGAGGCATTATTCACCTCTCGCAGCCTTGCGCTTATCTTCTTTAATCTTGAAATAAAGGTTTGTCAGGTACGTCAGCAGGCCAAATACCAGACTACCCAGCACACCGATTGCAGCCCACTGTGACGGAGTTACTCTATCGAGCAACTGTAAAAACCAGTAGCCAGCACTGCCTGCGGAGGTGCCGTAGGCAATGCCTGTTGAAATTTTGTCCATGGATTTCATAGCCTCACCTCCGCACGGAACGGATGGCATAGTTATTATGTGTAGGCTTTCAGACACATCAATCAGAGCCTTAATTGATATATATGCTGGAGACGATGCAATATAAAAAGCTCGCCGTAGCGAGCTAATAAAATGTATTTCTCTGATATTATGTTTATTTGTATTAGCTCAGACTTGACATCACAGGTTTCGTATATAGAACATCATCAAATCTGTCAGTTTGCTATGAATGAGATATAGTAATTGAAGAGCTAACCTCGCATGTCAAAGCCAGATTTCTGAAAATCTCTGTAGACTTCCGGATTGTTGAAGGCCGGAAATTTGGCTTTATGAGCTGCGGACTTTATCGCTTCGCAATAGGCTTTATCACCGTTACTGGTAGATATTTTTAACGCCGTGCCATCCTGAGAGAATTCCATATGCAACCTGCATTTTTTCCCTTTCCAGTTATGCGGCTCATCAAGTTTGGCATTAATTGCAGCTCTGATTCCCCGCGCTTGCGCCCCCCATTCATCCTGATCATCCCAGCGTCCTGAACTGCAACTACCTGTAGCAGTAGTTTTGTGGCAATCTGAAGGGTGTAAAGGTGTGCATCCCGCAACAAAACCGACCCAAAAAGTCAACATAACGATTTTCTTTAATCCCACTTCTTGCTCCTCAATCCATTAAAATCTCAGCAATAGTAGTTGTTACGTCCGCCACTGGCTCAGAGCTGACTATCCGCTAAATTTAGCTCAGTGCCGTAGCTGTGTCAGAACAAACCTAAGCCGAAACCGTTTATTACAAAACAATAAATATCAGGGTTTAAAATCCAGCACCCCATTTTGAAATACTTTATATACTTCCGGCGAAGGGGGGGCAGGTATATCAGCATTCTTTATCGCATTCATCGCTTCACGACATAAATCGAGGTCTCCACTTTCTCTTTTAACCTCCAGTAGAAGGCCATTCGGGGCCATATGCATTCTCAGTGTACACTCTTTTCCTGAATACTTACTCGCATCCCCGAACTGTTTTTCGATGGCGCTCTTGATTTGATGGGCATACAGACGGATATCCTCACTAACATCAGAAGTACGTTCAGATGAACTCACATACTGTGTCTCTATTGCTTTATCGGAGTAATATGATGTACGGTCATGATAATTTGTCGATACAGCATCAGTGCACCCGATAATAATCCCACTAATAATCAACGTAAGAATTGATGCGCTACGAAAACCCATTTTTCCTCACATATGTCATATAGTAAAGGATTATATATACCGTTGTTTTGGACGCTCAAACAGCGAATCAGATCAAATAAAACGCACATTTGTTAACATTTACACAAAGTCTGCGTGGGATATTCTGAAAGAATATCCATAATGTGGAGAGAATCTATTGAAGTGCATGGTGCCGGGTGCCTCCCGGTGAACAAAATGTTCGTGATACCTGTCGGCGACAGAAAAGGTTAATGGTATCACCCCACCGCACAGGGGGATTCACCATGCAGGAGTTTTCTTAGCAAACTCACTGCGTGCCCGGCAACTCCCAACCACATAAAATGCGGAGTTTGTGGCATTTATGCATATAACTCGCAGGAATTATCTTAAAAAACTGATGTCGATCCGGATTAAAAAGAAGCAGGTCATCATCAGATGACTGGAAAAAAGGAAAACAAAAAATACTCATCATACAGTTTTGATTGCAGGGATGAGCCTGCTATGCACAATATGCAGAATATAAGCAAGATAAAAATATGCAGGCATATTATTTCGGATTTTGTTATTAACACAACCTTTTTAATAATCATTTGGCATACAATAAACCAGCCCAAAAAGAACCGCCTAAACAGGCGGTTGGTCAATACAAAGGATGCTTCGTCTTTATTATAGTAATCTGAGGCGTCGGGTGTCTTGTATCAGACAACATATTGTCCCGCTAAACAGCGAATTACAAACCACCCTGCAATGATCTCTCATCTCATTTTATATGAGTTGACGACATCAGGATAACGCATCATCAGCCCCTGCCAAGAAATATCAAAACTCCCGCCAGCAATGTGTTATCACAATATTGTAAAAAAAACACAGCACCGAAACTATAACTGGTCTCTGTTATAATTTGGAGCAGAAAGACCAGTTGCCCAATTAGCAGCATTCTCCCCTGCTTTCCTGACGTAAAAAAACCGCATTAAGCGGTTTTTTTACGATGTCCATGTCTGCAATCCGCCTCGCGATACAGCTTTGCGAAGCATAGCAAAATTGAAGCAGTTTATACGTAAGAAATCAAGCCATTTTCTCAGCAAATGATTCACGCATGGGAATATATAGGGCATACTCAGCAACAGCTAACCAATTAGCAATCCGTTTTTCGCATGTGCTAAAACACCACTCTGGGTGTGCATCATTTAGCAATTCAGCCATTTTGCGCTTAGTCATCCCCCGCCCTTCATAGCGTTGCCGGAGAATGCAAATCAATCCTGGATGCTCTGCCAGCACCTCACTTATGACTCGATCAATACATAACGCCTCTGCATCAGTACAATGCGCCAGCCAGCTCTTTTGCTTGCCGTTGATCATCTCTCGCAAAAACGCTTCCAGCTCAGCTTTCTCTATTCCCGCTTTTTTCATTCTGCGCAGGGCTTCATTAATGGCTGTTTTCGTCAGTTTTTTGGATGCCAACAACTGATTGAACATATTCCCTGACCTGCCACCGCCAATATACGACCAGCGCCCCCACATACGTAGTTTTCCCTGAATCCAGACACTTTCCAGCGTGGTGAGGCGAAGGTGTTCTCCGCTTTTTCCTGTATTCGTTGGGTAAATCATAAATGACCTTTCTTTCTCCAGATTTCTTGTGTGCGAAAAACCCCTTCAGCATGCATCAGGCGCAATTCTTCTTTGGTGTAATCGCTGGTTTTTACCCGCCCGTCGATTAGATCGTGGCATGAGCTACAGGCTATCGCCGCCTGCATATCATGTGGTTTTGTCGCTGTTCCGCACGTCCCCGCCAGCCTGTAATGCGCCAGCACAGAGGTTTCGGGATTGTGATTGCAGTAGCCAGGGATTCTGATCTGGCACATCTGGCCTTTAGCCGCTTTACGTAAATTCACCATTACGCAAACTCCAGTAGTTGTGCGGCCACATTTTCAACTTCCTCCTGAGAGGAGAATTTACGGAACAGAATCCAGTTCCACAGCACATTCAGTACAGATTTATAAACCTGCTGAAACTCGACTTCGTCCATATTCGCAAAAGCGATGGATTTTGCCCGACGCCCACGGCTACCGTCCGGATAAATATGCTCGGTGTAAAATCCGGCCTGAATGGTTACCCACTCGCGGAAAGCCTCAAACGACTTTAGCAACGCCGTATCCCGGGTTCTACGAGTCGCAACGGTGTTAAGGTATTGCTCTGCGGCATCACTCAGGGCTGGCGTGTGTTCCCGACCAACTGATTCGCACAGGTAATCAACGAAACCAGACAGCAGTTCTCGTTCGCGAGGCGTGATCGCCCCACCGACCGGAGTCCAGTAATCGAATCCCAGTTGCAGGAGTTTGAAAAAACGCTTGTGGAATGCGTAGTTACGCACACGCTTAAAGTCTGCGTGTATCCACTCACCTATTTTGATTTGATGCAGAAAATCGCAACTCTCCGGCGTCGCCGGGAGAAGTAAACCAGAAGAAGTTTGTTTGACCAGTTGTATATGCGCCATTTCTCAATCTCTCGATGGCGCAGTGCAGCAGATGCCAGTTGTTCAGGCTGACGTATAAAGTATAAATAAACTGGTTCCAGTGTAAAGCCCCCACCTTAATGGAATAAAAACCAAACAACAGATTGCTGGGATACAAACAACGCTTATTATTAAAAGCGGTTAAACAAATTAAATTTTAATGTTATGCAAATTTGTCAGATCACCATAATATCTCATTTGAAAACCGCTGAAATAACAACCCTATCAGGATTAATCATATTAAGGTGAGTAAATATGGAAAACAACAAATCTGCACATTACGTTCCTTTTATATCTGTAATACTTTTTGTTTTATGCTGTGCGTGGGCATTATTTTTATAAAAATATTTACAGATGAAATAAACCCGCCAATCAGGTTAACTGTGGCTGCGTTGAGGATGCATAATACATCAGAGGTTGCGGGGATTTCTCCCCGCTGGTCCTCTTACTCCCCAAGTTCGTAAGCTGTGAAGACAACGACCTCCGTCTGGTCGGTTCGGATTCGTACCTCGCAGAGGTCTTTCCTCGTTACCAGTACCGTCACTATAACGGTTAAACAGATGACGATCAGGGTGATTAACATCGCCTTTTGCTGCTTCATAGCCTGCTTCTCCTTGACCTTTTGGTCGGTAAGAGGCTAATCTACGTATGCAAAGCATAGATGTGGCCTCAGATTAATGTTAAGCGTCTTGCCGGACGCGTAATGTTAACTGGGGCTTTTCTCTATCTGCCTTTGGTGTTCATGCCCGAGGCAGACAGCCTCAAGCACCCGCAGCAATTCTACTTAACTATCCTTTTCCCGCAAATCGTTTTATCCTCAACGCAAATTTCACCAATCCCCCCAACTCGTGTCCCTTACCCTAAGGCTGTTTCCCTCTTTACACAGAAGATAATTAATGTATTATTTTTTACAAACAATCAATTAAGAGCTATCTGTGGGTGGAGTCGCCTTGCGGTAGCTTTTTCTTTTATGCATTGCACACATTCATGCTCTAATATATTCCTATATGTTCAAAAGGACTTTTCATGCACAGCGTTAACTTCTATTCATTCCGTGTGTTAACCCACAAGGGCAGCCGAACCAGCAAAAGACTAAACAACCTAGGTTTAAGCGATAAAAAAACAGCATATGAATTATTTGTTGAGTATTTTAATAGCTATAAAAACACACCTATTGAATTTGGTCTCTCGAAAACAAAGGTTTCTCTTGAACAACACACATCACTCACCTTTGATGCTCAAAACCAAGTAATATATGGATATGTAAAGGTTGGGAAATATGGTGAGAGCAGTGAAATAAAAGACGATAAACTTACTAAAATACGTTATACAACAACTATCAACGATGTAACTCTCAAACAGCGTTACATTTTAATATTTTTGCCAGACAATTTAGAAGAAGGGATTATAGCATTTCACGCTAATGACAATATTTCTGCTCGCAGCACACTCTCTGATGCATTACTAGACCACTTGAAAACAAAATATAAACTTGAAGCGAGAATCAATCCTCTTTGCCACAAAAAAATCCCCCAACACATCCTTGATTCAGAATTAAAACAAATAAAAGCCCAAGGTTACAAAGCACCAAAGGACATCACGGATTCATTCGGAAATAACAAAACAAACATCAAAACCGATTTGGTAATAAAAGCAAATCAAGGCGTATTTGGTAGTTTTAAAGACTTAAAAGACAAAAAACTAGGAAATATAATAGAAATAATTGAAGATAAGTGTGATGCAATAAAAGTTAGTTTACAATTAGGCAATAGAACAGTCATTTTTAATTACGACACCATCTTAAGAAAAGGAATTTCTGCCGAATTAGATGATAACGACTTAAACATAAACGCATCTACAGGAATCCCCGATCTTAAAGCACTTCATGACACTGTTAAAATCATTGCGAATGATATACTAAGTGAGTTACATAGTGGTAATGGGGGATTAAAAATATGAACAAGATTAACGTAATGAGTGTAATAAAAAAACATTACACAACAATGTCGGATCAACGCGGAAATATTTTACTCGAAGACATCGCAATACACTTCATTATTCCTCTTACATTATCATTAATCATATGTTTTACCTATGGGATAATGAAAACCTCTATCGCATCTGTTTTTGTTAACTTTGGAGCAATTACTACCGCACTGTTAATGAGCGCGGTTATTATGATCTACGATCAAAAACAAAAAACTGTATTTAAAATTTCAGACATTGAGGAAAACAACAAACCACGTTCAAATCTAATAATTTTAAATAATAATAAAACCGTATATGAGCAATTATGTCACAATGTTTCTTATGCTATATTAACATCTGTAGCGTTAGTTATTTTTTCGGTTGCAATATATTTTCTCCCAGAAACCCCAAGTGAATTAAAAAAATGGTATTTCGCAACCCCTGCTTACATAATCAGTTATTTAGCATACTCATCCTTCTTTTTTACCGTAGTAACATTCTTGATGGTTATAAAAAGATTTAGCACAATATTAGATAGTTAAACAATGAAACCACCGCCCTTTCGGGCGGTTTCCTGATTTTATGAGGGTGCAGAAATACCTCCGGCTAAGGATTAAATTTTATTTACAGTGCTAACTTAATTATTCATGCGTGCGAAGTTGTTCCGCGCAAAGATCGTTAAATGCGCCCGCCCGAACTTCAGCAAGTAAAGCATTGACAGCGACTACCCACGGATAGTTAATCTTGTTCACCACACAACCTCCTGAATATTTCCATGGTAGAACGCAAGTACACGCTGCATAACTTCTCTCTTCAGGCACTCGCGACAGATTATGTTCAGACGCCTGTCGTAACGGCGTATTTCTCCGTCTGGTAATGACCAGATAAGGTCAGGATCAACCACAACCGGTTTCTTCACCTTTGCCCTTGATAGTTTTTTGCGGGCGTTTTGCCAGTCTTTACGCGCCTGCTCAGACGGGAATAATCCGTAGCCTGAATTGTAAACATCACCACTGGCGACCAGTTCTCTGGCGAGAGTGCTTATGTAATACCTTGATGCACCGGTTTTAGCCTCCAGAGCCCGTAACGTCTCGCGACCGCTCAGACGTACAAGTTCAACAACCTGCCCTTTAATTTTTTCCCGCTCTTCTGGTGTAAATACTTTTGCCATAGGTGCCTCCGGCAATCACTTTTCCGATGCAACATGGCGGGAAGAATCAGTAATCTGTCGTACAATATCCCTGTGCTTGTTCAGCTCCCGCAGCGCGGCGCAGACACGCTCCCACTTCTGGACATGATTTTTCGCCCGACGCAGTTCGCGGTTTGCCATATGCAGTGATGGTAAAACCAGGTCATCCGCTCGCGTTTCAGTAAACGATGGCAGCGACTGCACAATGTCCGCCACAGTTTCTGTTTTAATATCTTCCTGTGTTGCAGCCTCCTGTACTGGTAACGCAACACCTGCGGGCTGAGGAAAGGCCTTACCAGCAGTTTCCGCTACCGATGCTGCTTTCGGCTCTGCTGGTAAATTATCGCCCGGTATGCAGTAACGAAATTTACCGCCCTGATTTACGCGAAGCAGACGACCTTTGCTGATTGCCATTGCCAGCGTTGAAGCCACTTTGCGTGATGTGGTACCAAACAATGTAGCCAGCTCATCCGCCGTTTGTGGTCCACGTTGTTCAATCGTCGCAGTTAAATCGCTCTCTGAAATTTTCGCGACTGTTGCCGTGGTAGTTTCTTCCGGCAGTTCTGCCGGCGCTGGCTGTTCCTGCTGAACGTTGTTATCAGCCACACGCCAGGTGTACGCGCTTTTATCAACGAAACCAGCCTTTTTCAGTTCCCATAGTTCGTTCAGCACTTCTTCACGACTGATATCAAGTCGCGCAGCAAGTTCTATGGATGTGGCTTTTCCCATTGCTTTCAGTACGTCAAAAACAGTCTCCATTAAATTTTTCTCCCGGTAAAAATTACTTCGCAATTCCTGGCTGGACGACATTCGGACGCCAGCTCTCCCAGTTGAAATTCACCCATCGCCCGCCGTTCATGGTCATGCGATCCATAATCCGCTCGCCAAGCAATGTTTTCATGGCCTCATAGTTCAGGTTTGTCAGCATCCCCACGCTGCGCATCGACGCTGTCCGGCGATCAACAATCTGGTGCAGTACCACCTGCTCGTTTTTCGTCTCGCGCTGAATGCCAATTTCATCAAGAACCAGCAGATCCACTTCGCACAGTTCCCGCAAAAATTTTTCGCCTGACTGCCCGTCGTCATAGCTGGCGTGCAGGGCACTCATAACATCAGCCACGGTAACCACAATCACTGTCTGACCGTCTTTCAGCAGGCGATTCCCGATAGCTGCCGCTAAGTGGTTCTTCCCGGTACCAGGTTTTCCGCTGAACGCAAAATTTGTACACCCGGTCATCAGTTCATCAGCGATGGATTTCGCCTGACTCAACGCGTATCGCTGCCCTTCGTTCTGCACCTGGTAATTCGAAAACGAGCATTTGCGGTGCAATGGCTGGATGCCAGAACGATTCAGAATTTTTTCCACCCGCAACTGACGATTCTGACGATTGATCTCCTCACAACGTTTCTGGCCTTCGGAAAGTTGCCACTCGCGCCACTCCGCTACCGTCTTGAATGGCGCGGTTACATGTGACGGGGCCAGTCTGCGGATACGTTCAAGAACATCGCCTGTCGCAATATTTTTCATGGTCAGTTACCCCCTGAAGCCTGGCGGGATCGCACTATCCGGTAACGAGACGGTGTTAACCTGTCGGAGTAACGTCTCAGGTCGAACACCTTTCGGCGCGAACAAGCCCTGGTATTCATTGGCGATGCTGTGCCGAATCACCTGCTCAGGTGAAAAACCCTGCTGGCGGAATTTTTCCAGCTCCCGTATCGCCCCGTTAGCGCCCTGCTCCGTTCGAATCGGTTTTCGCAATGCCTGGCGAAATTCAACCCACTCACGCCAAAGCGAGACAGAAATCCAGTTCGGCAAAGCAATATCCAGAGGGTCAAACTTTTTGACACCTCGATTCCCCCGGGGGGGATTTAGGGGGGGATCTGTTTTTAGATCTTTATCTGTATCTTTATTAGTTGCCTTTGTGTTGACATCATGTTCAAACACCACTTCAACATCTGTTTGAACACCTGTTAAATTTCTCTCTTGTTTTGTTTGAACATCTGCTTCCTTTCTGCTTCTTCTGGCCTGAACAGATGCTTTTCCTGCGGCTGATTTTTTGGTTAATTTTTCCCTGACTGATGCCAGATCTTCCTCAATCCGAAGATGCACCCATTCCTCGCCGTTATCGCAAAAAAACTCCTGCAAGGATGGTTCAACATCAGCCCATCGCTCGTTAGTCAGACGGGCAATTTTTGCCAGCCTGTTTTTAGGTATTGGCTTTCCTGTTTGCCAGTAATTGAACATCAGCAACAAATACGCACCATGCTCCTCTGCTGACAAATGCATGGTGTCAGCCAGGTAATCAGCTATGTACAGTTGCATGTATGGTAATGCGGCCATAATTGCCCCGTATGATGCTGCCCGGTGGCTTAGAATAAGCACAAACAGCATGGAAACTTTTGCTTAATGAACAATGACAGAATCGTCGGAAGAACCGCCGCCGCTGAAATGCGCTTTCCGGTAAACGGCTTGGACTGCATCATCATGCGCATCAATTGCCGTACTTAACGCTTCCTGCGCCGCCAGTAATGCACGGCGTTCCAGGGTATCGAAGATGCAGAGTCGGTGACGCAGCTCGCGCGGAAGGATTGCCAGAATTGCTGGGATCAGCTTCTGAATTTTTTCTCTTTGCGTTTTCGTTTCACCTTTCAACCAACGGTGATAGATATTCTGCTGATTGTTCCAGTCCTTGCCTGGAACCAGGGGCAATTCGCCGCCCCCCTGGCGCAGATATTCTTCAGTAATTGCATTGGCTACCCATGCCTGCCCTTTTTCGGCTGCTAGGGCAAACAACACTGATTCGATGTGCTCATGCTTGATTTTCATGAATCATTTGCCTCTTGATGTTTCAGGTATGATCAAATGAGGATTTGTTACTGTCATTTAGTTGCTTCACTGACATATTCTGCGAACAACATGCCGAACGTCGTAAATATGACCAGTCAATATCAGGACGAAGTTCTTCGCACAGAACCTCACCTCTTGTTGCACGTTCAATTGCTGGACATCTCTCGGCAGGCAATTGACGTACCCCTTTGATCCATTGATTTACGCTTGGAGGTGATACACCTAAAAGCCTAGCCATTGCTGATTGCCCACCGACAACAGCACAAGCTTGCTTGAATGAATAGTTCTCTTTTTTCATCGAATGAACTCCAAAAACACACAGAAATATTAGGCGACGCCTAACGCAATTGTCAATAGGCTGTGCCTAATGCGGTAAAGATAGGGATTGCCTAATGTAATGCGCATAGGAGAATATTAAGCAATGCTTAGTGGTAAAGACTTAGGCCGAGCGATAGAGCAGGCCATTAACAAAAAAATCGCATCGGGATCCGTCAAATCAAAGGCGGAGGTCGCACGCCACTTCAAAGTCCAACCACCATCAATTTATGACTGGATTAAGAAAGGCTCTATAAGTAAAGATAAACTTCCAGAATTATGGCGTTTCTTTTCTGATGTTGTTGGTCCAGAGCATTGGGGGCTTAACGAATACCCCATACCAACCCCCACCAATTCAGATACAAAAAGTGAACTTTTAGATATAAACAACCTTTATCAAGCAGCCTCTGATGAAATAAGAGCGATTGTAGCTTTCCTGTTATCTGGAAATGCTACAGAACCAGATTGGGTTGACCACGATGTTCGCGCCTACATAGCAGCGATGGAAATGAAAGTGGGTAAGTATCTGAAAGCTCTAGAATCTGAACGGAAAAGCCAGAACATCACAAAAACTGGAACTTAAACTTATATGGTCTGACGGAAAACTCCTGGATTCCGTTATTTAACCCCCCCATCACTTTCTGCTGTCGCCATCACCTATTAGGTTACGCTCAAAACATTAGGCATAGCCTATTGACAATCAATTAGGCATTACCTATAGTTCCAGCATACCACCCACCCCGCCCCACAGAACGCCGGGCAATACTTCGAGTTACCAGGCAGTGGTAAGGGGTTAAGTAGCCAGCCCGAGGCGTATGAACATGACGGCGGGATTCAAATTTTGCAGTGCAGCAGTTAGTTCCGCCACCCGGCGTTAAGGGGAGAGATAAGATGGTGCATTACGAAGTAGTTCAGTATTTGATGGATTGTTGCGGTATCACTTACAACCAGGCTGTGCAGGCTTTACGCAGCAACGACTGGGATCTCTGGCAGGCAGAAGTCGCTATACGTAGCAACAAGATGTGAGATTCGCAAAATGCAAAAAATCGACCTCGGCAACAACGAATCCCTGGTGTGCGGCGTGTTCCCCAACCAGGATGGAACGTTCACTGCCATGACGTATACCAAAAGCAAAACATTTAAAACCGAAACTGGTGCGCGCCGATGGTTGGAGAAGCACACAGTAAGCTAACGATTAAAACGTCTACTCCTGCTGTTCCAGAATAACTTCATAAAATGGGAGTATTTTTCGGTGACGAGATAATAAGAACAGTTTGCGCTATCACTCTGATGTTGAATGATGCCCTTCCGTTCTAATTTTTTCATAACCGGGTTACGGCAAGGAGAAGTGATAATAAGATTTCCTGTTTTAAGGAAATCTTTAAATACAGCGATTTCTTTCTCAGATAAACGAAGCAATACTCGTTGCTCTGGTAGTAATGAATAATGCTTTTGAATATGTGCTCGCAATCTTGAGAAGGAAATGGCGACCACGAAAGAAAAGGCAAAAACGATAATCTGAAAGAGCCAAGGTATTTCAGTATAAGCATTGAATGCGACAGTAAACTCTTTCGGTATCAGCCAGAGAGTGAGACCAAAAATGATAATCGTATACATAAGTATTTCGAGTGGCTCGTTAGCAAAAAGTTTCAACAATGGAGTAAATACATCCAACATATCAATAACTCTCAACTGTAAGGGTATTGAAATGTTAACACAAGCTCTCGCTGTAGGGGTATAGCCGAGACCACCGAAGCCCGGAGGTGGTGAAATAAAACCGGGCACAACACGAAGGCGCATTTCCGATATCCATAAAGAGTCGGTCTTGTCTGTTAAATTTAAATGGTGGGAGTGCGCCTCCGGTTGTAAATAACGACATTGCTGTGTGTAGTCCTGGCGGCATCAGTTTTTTTCTTGAAGTTCGGCTGATATCCGCCCTTTTTAAAGTGAATTTTGTGATGCGGTGAATGCGGCTAAGCGCACGTGGCACAGTTAAAAGTCATGTTAGTCCTTATTGGTTTGGGTGGGAAAGCCGACTGTAATTGTTAACTGGTTGCAGTCACCTGGAGGCACCAGGCACCGCATCAACAAAGTTCATTTGTAAAAATGGAGATAATTATGATTGCACATCACTTCGGAACTGATGAAATACCACGTCAGTGTGTGACTCCTGGCGATTATGTTCTTCATGAAGGCCGGACATATATTGCCTCGGCAAACAATATTAAAAAGCGAAAACTATATATTCGTAACCTGACCACAAAAACATGCATTACTGACCGCATGATTAAAGTCTTCCTCGGTCGTGATGGTTTACCTGTAAAGGCGGAGTCATGGTGATGACTAAGAAAATAAAATGTGCTTACCACCTTTGCAAAAAAGACGTTGAAGAAAGCAAAGCTATTGAAAGAATGCTTCACTTCATGCACGGGATTTTATCAAAAGACGAACCGAGAAAATATTGCAGTGAAGCTTGTGCCGAAAAAGACCAGATGGCACATGAACTTTAATTAATTGACTATTCGAAACTGAATTTATGCCAGAAATGGCAGGTATTCGCTCAACCTTAATTAAGGAGAAAAACATGATTACCAATTATGAAGCCACTGTTGTAACTACCGATGACATTGTTCACGAGGTGAATCTGGAAGGAAAGCGCATTGGCTACGTAATTAAAACAGAAAATAAAGAAACCCCATTCACTGTGGTTGATATCGATGGTCCATCAGGCAACGTAAAAACACTTGATGAAGGTGTCAAAAAAATGTGCCTGGTGCATATCGGAAAGAATCTGCCCGCAGAAAAAAAAGCCGAATTTCTGGCAACTCTAATTGCAATGAAATTAAAAGGTGAAATCTGAAAGAAATAGCCTGCGTATGGCGCAGGCTATGAACAGTGTGTATCCGGCAAGATCATTCACTGAACAAAACGAATTTTAATCTGAGTTGAGGTTAAAAAACAATGAGCACAAAACCACTCTTCCTGTTACGGAAAGCGAAAAAATCATCCGGTGAACCTGACGTCGTCCTGTGGGCAAGCAACGATTTTGAATCGACCTGTGCCACTCTGGACTACCTGATCGTTAAGTCAGGTAAAAAACTGAGCAGCTATTTTAAAGCTGTTGCCACGAATTTTCCTGTCGTTAATGACCTGCCCGCTGAAGGTGAGATCGATTTTACCTGGAGTGAACGCTATCAACTCAGCAAAGACTCCATGACATGGGAACTAAAACCGGGAGCAGCACCAGACAACGCTCACTATCAAGGCAATACCAACGTCAACGGCGAAGACATGACTGAGATTGAGGAGAATATGCTACTCCCAATTTCTGGCCAGGAACTGCCCATTCGTTGGCTTGCTCAACACGGCAGCGAAAAACCGGTAACGCACGTTTCACGCGACGGACTCCAGGCATTACACATTGCTCGGGCTGAAGAACTACCGGCTGTTACTGCCCTGGCTGTTTCCCACAAAACCAGCCTGCTCGACCCGCTGGAAATTCGCGAACTCCACAAACTGGTTCGTGACACTGACAAAGTTTTCCCTAATCCTGGTAATTCAAACCTGGGACTGATAACTGCTTTTTTCGAAGCATACCTGAACGCTGACTACACCGATCGAGGACTGCTGACAAAAGAGTGGATGAAGGGTAATCGTGTTTCACACATCACTCGCACGGCTTCCGGTGCTAATGCTGGCGGCGGAAACCTCACCGATCGCGGCGAAGGTTTCGTACACGATCTGACGTCACTGGCGCGCGACGTAGCCACTGGCGTACTGGCCCGTTCAATGGATCTGGACATCTATAACCTTCATCCGGCACACGCTAAACGCATTGAGGAAATTATCGCTGAAAATAAACCGCCCTTTTCTGTTTTCCGCGACAAATTCATCACCATGCCTGGCGGGCTGGATTATTCCCGCGCCATCGTGGTTGCGTCCGTAAAAGAAGCACCAATTGGGATCGAGGTCATCCCCGCGCACGTCACTGAATATCTGAACAAAGTACTGACTGAAACCGATCATGCCAACCCTGATCCGGAAATCGTGGATATTGCCTGCGGTCGCTCCTCTGCCCCGATGCCGCAGCGAGTAACAGAAGAAGGAAAACAGGATGATGAAGAAAAACCGCAACCATCTGGAACAACGGCAGTTGAACAGGGAGAGGCTGAAACAATGGAACCGGACGCAACTGAACATCATCAGGACACGCAGCCGCTGGATGCTCAGTCACAGGTAAATTCTGTTGATGCGAAATATCAGGAACTGCGGGCAGAACTCCATGAAGCCCGGAAAAACATTCCATCAAAAAATCCTGTCGATGCCGATAAATTGCTTGCTGCATCACGTGGTGAATTTGTTGACGGAATTAGCGACCCGAACGATCCGAAATGGGTAAAGGGGATCCAGACTCGCGATTGTGTGTACCAGAACCAGCCAGAAACGGAAAAAACCAGCCCGGATATGAATCAACCTGAGCCAGTAGTGCAACAGGAACCGGAAATAGCCTGCAATGCCTGCGGCCAGACTGGCGGGGATAACTGCCCTGACTGTGGTGCGGTGATGGGCGACGCAACATACCAGGAAACATTCGATGAAGAGAGTCAGGTTGAAGCTAAGGAAAATGATCCGGAGGAAATGGAAGGCGCTGAACATCCGCACAATGAGAATGCTGGCAGCGATCCGCATCGCGATTGCAGTGATGAAACTGGCGAAGTCGCAGATCCCGTAATCGTAGAAGACATAGAGCCAGGTATTTATTACGGAATTTCGAATGAGAATTACCACGCGGGTCCCGGTATCAGTAAGTCTCAGCTCGATGACATTGCTGATACTCCGGCACTATATTTGTGGCGTAAAAATGCCCCCGTGGACACCACAAAGACAAAAACGCTCGATTTAGGAACTGCTTTCCACTGCCGGGTACTTGAACCGGAAGAATTCAGTAACCGCTTTATCGTAGCACCTGAATTTAACCGCCGTACAAACGCCGGAAAAGAAGAAGAGAAAGCATTTCTGATGGAATGCGCAAGCACAGGAAAAACGGTTATCACTGCGGAAGAAGGCCGGAAAATTGAACTCATGTATCAAAGCGTTATGGCTTTGCCGCTGGGGCAATGGCTTGTTGAAAGCGCCGGACACGCTGAATCATCAATTTACTGGGAAGATCCTGAAACAGGAATTTTGTGTCGGTGCCGTCCGGACAAAATTATCCCTGAATTTCACTGGATCATGGACGTGAAAACTACGGCGGATATTCAACGATTCAAAACCGCTTATTACGACTACCGCTATCACGTTCAGGATGCATTCTACAGTGACGGTTATGAAGCACAGTTTGGAGTGCAGCCAACTTTCGTTTTTCTGGTTGCCAGCACAACTATTGAATGCGGACGTTATCCGGTTGAAATTTTCATGATGGGCGAAGAAGCAAAACTGGCAGGTCAACAGGAATATCACCGCAATCTGCGAACCCTGTCTGACTGCCTGAATACCGATGAATGGCCAGCTATTAAGACATTATCACTGCCCCGCTGGGCTAAGGAATATGCAAATGACTAAGCAACCACCAATCGCAAAAGCCGATCTGCAAAAAACTCAGGGAAACCGTGCACCAGCAGCAGTTAAAAATAGCGACGTGATTAGTTTTATTAACCAGCCATCAATGAAAGAGCAACTGGCAGCAGCTCTTCCACGCCATATGACGGCTGAACGTATGATCCGTATCGCCACCACAGAAATTCGTAAAGTTCCGGCGTTAGGAAACTGTGACACTATGAGTTTTGTCAGTGCGATCGTACAGTGTTCACAGCTCGGACTTGAGCCAGGTAGCGCCCTCGGTCATGCATATTTACTGCCTTTTGGTAATAAAAACGAAAAGAGCGGTAAAAAGAACGTTCAGCTAATCATTGGCTATCGCGGCATGATTGATCTGGCTCGCCGTTCTGGTCAAATCGCCAGCCTGTCAGCCCGTGTTGTCCGTGAAGGTGACGAGTTTAGCTTCGAATTTGGCCTTGATGAAAAGTTAATACACCGCCCGGGAGAAAACGAAGATGCCCCGGTTACCCACGTCTATGCTGTCGCAAGACTGAAAGACGGAGGTACTCAGTTTGAAGTTATGACGCGCAAACAGATTGAGCTGGTGCGCAGCCTGAGTAAAGCTGGTAATAACGGGCCGTGGGTAACTCACTGGGAAGAAATGGCAAAGAAAACGGCTATTCGTCGCCTGTTCAAATATCTGCCCGTATCAATTGAGATCCAGCGTGCAGTATCAATGGATGAAAAGGAACCACTGACAATCGATCCTGCAGATTCCTCTGTATTAACCGGGGAATACAGTGTAATCGATAATTCAGAGGAATAATTCAGCCTGGCGGTGTAATGCACCGCCAACTTGAAATATTTTTTATGAGAAAAATTATGAGATATGACAATGTTAAACCATGTCCATTTTGTGGTTGTCCATCAGTAACGGTGAAAGTCATTTCAGGATATTACCGAGCGAAGTGTAACGGATGCGAATCCCGAACCGGTTATGGTGGAAGTGAAAAAGAAGCACTTGAAAGATGGAATAAACGAACCACTGGAAATAATAACGGAGGTGTTCATGTATAAAATTACCGCCACTATTGAAAAGGAAGGTGGCACTCCTACTAACTGGACAAGATATTCAAAATCTAAACTAACGAAATCAGAATGCGAAAAAATGCTCTCAGGTAAAAAAGAAGCAGGCGTTTCCAGAGAGCAGAAAGTAAAACTGATAAATTTTAATTGCGAGAAACTTCAGTCCTCGTGAATTGCATTGTATTCAAATTAAAACTTCATAGCTGATTATTAATAATCAACATCGGGCGTCAATTTCAGTCTAACATTGGCGCCTGCCAGAGGTGATGCGATGGCACAAGTAATCTTTAATGAAGAGTGGATGGTTGAATACGGCCTGATGCTTCGCACTGGTCTGGGGGCCAGACAAATTGAAGCATACCGCCAGAACTGTTGGGTGGAGGGCTTCCACTTCAAACGAGTATCTCCTTTAGGTAAGCCAGACAGCAAACGAGGGATTATCTGGTACAACTATCCAAAGATAAATCAGTTTATCAAAGACTCATGATATGTCTAAATTACCAACAGGTGTCGAGATTAGAGGTAGATACATTCGCATCTGGTTCATGTTTCGAGGAAAACGATGTCGGGAAACATTAAAAGGCTGGGAGATTACAAACAGTAATATTAAAAAGGCCGGAAATTTAAGAGCGCTGATAGTTCATGAAATAAACTCCGGTGAATTTGAGTATTTAAGACGTTTTCCCCAGTCCAGCACTGGGGCAAAAATGGTGACAACGAGAGTCATAAAAACGTTCGGAGAGCTTTGTGATATCTGGACAAAAATTAAAGAGACAGAGTTAACAACAAACACAATGAAGAAAACGAAATCACAATTAAAAACACTCAGAATAATAATTTGTGAAAGTACCCTGATATCACATATTCGTTATAGCGATATCTTAAACTACCGGAATGAACTGCTGCATGGAGAAACGCTTTACCTGGATAATCCAAGATCCAACAAAAAAGGAAGAACCGTGCGCACAGTTGATAACTATATCGCCCTGCTCTGTTCGCTGTTACGTTTTGCGTATCAGTCGGGATTTATATCAACCAAACCATTTGAAGGAGTAAAAAAATTACAGCGAAACAGAATAAAGCCTGATCCGTTATCTAAAACAGAATTCAATGCATTAATGGAAAGTGAAAAAGGACAGAGCCAGAACATGTGGAAATTTGCAGTTTACTCAGGACTTCGTCACGGGGAACTGGCAGCTCTGGCGTGGGAGGATGTGGATCTCGAAAAGGGAATAGTGAATGTCAGAAGAAACCTGACGATACTTGATATGTTCGGTCCCCCAAAAACAAATGCCGGGATCCGGACAGTAACACTACTGCAGCCTGCTCTTGAAGCACTGAAGGAGCAATACAAACTGACCGGGCATCATCGCAAAAGCGAAATCACCTTTTATCATCGGGAGTACGGCAGAACCGAAAAGCAAAAACTGCATTTTGTTTTCATGCCCAGGGTGTGTAACGGAAAACAAAAACCTTATTACTCGGTAAGCAGTTTGGGGGCAAGGTGGAATGCAGCAGTAAAACGTGCTGGTATTCGCCGCCGTAATCCGTACCATACGCGGCATACTTTTGCCTGCTGGCTGTTGACGGCAGGAGCGAACCCGGCATTTATAGCCAGCCAAATGGGGCATGAAACTGCGCAGATGGTGTATGAAATTTACGGTATGTGGATTGATGACATGAACGACGAACAGATAGCCATGTTGAATGCGCGGTTATCATAG